TACAGAGAGTTCCGAAGAGTTGTTCTCATCATTCATTTTAAATATCCTTTAGGGTCGCTGTGCGTTATCCTATTTAGTGATAATTCTTGGTTTGTTTTCTTGCAGTTCTAGGTATTGCTGAACAGTTGGTGCATTGAACAACTCGTCAGTAAACCCATCTACCTCTTGTAGCGTCAACTTAGTAAACGCCATTCCTCGCACCCAGTTTAATAAATCGCTGGAAACGATGTAATATTCTTTATTTGCCTCTTGCTTTTCTGCCGAGGGTTTCTCTTTGGTTTGCATACCACTCCAAGTTCTCTTTTAAAGCTTTAACTACCTTTACCTCTCTCCAAAGAGCTTCACCTAATTCGGGTGTCTGCACTCCAGAAAAAGCCCTGTATAGATTCTCTTCCATTTCCTGGAAAAGAAACTGCACTGCGCCATCCTCAATAAGCCTTGCGGCTCCATTTGCTACTTGTAGCTTTGTTTCTGTATCAGCTTGCTCAGAATTTAAGCTAGTTACCAATCTTGACTGCTCTCTCACTGCGTGCCTCCAGGTTAAGTTCGGCTAGTTTAAATTCGTTCATATCCTCATGCTCCCTAACTTTAAGCTCTAACTCTTTTTGTTTTAGCATAAGTTCTTGTTTTTCTATTTCTAACTTGCCTTGCTCTATCTGTATCTGAGCCATAATAGCTTGCTGCTCTACAGTAGGGCCAGATTGCCCTGTAAATTCTGGTGGCGGCTCTGTAAAGTACCTTCCATTGGCGCTTTTATCATACAGTCTCACCATATCTTCTTGCAACTGTACAATCTGTTTAGGCATTACTGTAACTCCTAAGCCCCCAGCGCCTGCCATTGATTGCTGCGCCTGTTGTGTTTGCTGCATGTGAAATAATTGTTCTGTTTTAGACCCGTTACCTAATCCAACAAGAACCGTAACATCTTTTCTTGCATGCCAATTTCTGGGGTCTACTTCTACAAACCGATTATCCAATCTAAAGATTTCCATGTCTTCTGCATGTGCAATCTCTAGCTCGTAAATACCCATAAAAACTTTGCGTAAAAATTCACCAAATTCTCTTGCTATTAAGCGAACTCTAGCCTGCCGTTTAGATAAAACCTGGCTAACTGCGCCTGCCGCTGTGTTGCCATGCAGGATGTCAGGGCTAATTGAGTTATCAGTTGATCCTACGCTTTGCTCAAGCATGTGATCAGCTATATCCATCATGCTGTTTGTATGCTGGCCAAATTGAGGCTGATTAGGAAAAGAAATAGCATTAGGGTGTTTAACAACGTAAGGAGCGCCTGGTTTGCTGCTCATTACTGAATCTAAGTCTACTTGGCCTTCTACGATGACAGGGCGACCATTGTTTAAGTTGTATTGGTTGTCTAGTTGATTTCTCCATAAAGTGCTTTTAACTTTTTGGATAGGCGCTGCTGCGTCAGCAGGGCAAAGACCTGTCAATCTGTGAGGAATGCGAATAGGTGTCCATATATTGTACGGAATCTCATCAACATCTTCTACAGACAATACAGTGTTGCCTACTTTACAGACTTTGAGAAGCTCATCGTAATCATCTTCATCTCTGTCGCAACGAACATAAATCTCATGTAAGTCGTACATTTTAGAAATGTATTCGTTTTGATCACCGTAGTCGCTAGTGTCAAAATCTCTAGCTAATTTTTCTGGTGAATCATATTCATTATAACCAGATGATGTTGAAGCTTTTTCTATTTTCTTTTCATCAAACCCCATAGCAATTAAGTCACTTTTTGACTTCATGCTACGTTGCCTAACGTATCTTGCGGTACACATGGATGTTGCGTTTGCGTCTATAGCAAACTCTTCTGACGGTACGCATTCTATTTTTGTTTCGCTTTTTTCTTTAGTTCTGGTCAACTTACCGCTGTAAGTCAACATACCAGTTAATTCATTGCGCTCTTCTTCAAACTCAACTATTTCAACTTCTGGGTCTAGCTCTAATACAGAGTAAGCTTCTTCAGATATTTCGCTAAAGTTATGAGTTGTAACAACATCTTCCATAGATCGCCAGCGCTTTATAATACCTTGGCGCTGCAGTAATCCATCCATTAACGAGTCTAATATAACGCCAAATCCATCGTTTTGACGATAAAATACATACCTTACATAGTCAGTTGCCTGTTGCGCTCCATCTATATCTTCTGGGCCTTCTGGCTCAAACCTAACTGTTTCATCGTCAGATATAAATAATTCAGCTATGTCTGCTTTAATATTTTCAACAGTTTGATAAACTTCTCTAGTTACTATCTGAGAGTAACCAGTTCTTTCATTTCCGTAATGCTCGCCAAGATAAAACTCTATAAGATCTGCTCTAGTCTGGGCAGCATCGCTATCCATGTGATCAGACACGTTATCTTCATAAGCATCAATTACTGTTAATAAATCTTTGTTAGATATTGTCATTAGATAACCCAGTCATATTCTTTATCATTCTCCCGTTTTGCCCAGGAATTTTTGTATGTTGGTTTAACTGCTTGTGCAAACCTTTGGCTCTGGAAGGCGTATCGAGTTGCAGACATTAAATCGTCTTCTTTGTCTACTATCTTGCCGCTTTCTCCAAAATGGTAAGTTCCATACTCTTGTTGCCAATGGTGGCAGCTTTGAAATACTTTGAACAAACCTTTCTGCATAGCCCTGGTCATTGCAGTTATACCAGCAGAAATCTTTATATCCCCCTTAGTTTGCGATATATCAGGGGGGTTTGTAAAATGTTCTGGTAAAAAGTTAACTCCTTCCTGCCTATACTGCTCTGCCATAGAGTCACCACCATCAAATGTTCTGTTGCCATCATGCGGCCACGCTATTGGCGGTTGGTGAGCCCTGGCTCTTATTGCTATAGCATGCTCTACTGCTGTTTGACGAGATTCTCTGTATTCGTCAGTAATATAAAAACAACCATTTTCTGGGTTAATTGCAGCCCACACTATTGCTGTAGGGTGGTCAAAGCCAAAATCTATTGCACTAATCCGAGGCCAGGAGTCAGGTATATCAAAGTCTTCTATTACTATTTTCTCAAGCGAATAAGGAAAAACCATACCTCTACCAAATACAGGCTGGCCTTTTGTACGCATTTCTCTTTCGTTAGGAAGATACTGCGCTAAAATCTGTTCTTTTGCATCTTCATCAAGGTGTGGCGCTTCATCCCACCCTGCTTGTATCAGAAACTGGCCTTTCTTTCTGTCTTTTAAAAATTGATTAATAACAGGAGTCATACCGCTTTCAGGAGTAAACGTCATCATAACGAAACCCCTTTTATCCAATGTCCTTGTTAAACACTGAGTATATATATTTTGTGCTGGCTGTTCGTCTAACCAAATCCAATCTAAAGCTGATCCCATGAACTTTTCTTCGCCCATTTCATAGGATTTAAACGACAATACCGACTCACCTATGTGCTTGCCTGAAGGGCTATGAAACTTTATAACTAGACTTTCTGCTGCGTTTGGGATTTGCGGCTTCCTGATAACATCAACAATGTAATCTTTTGGTATTGCTCCTGATCCTCTTAGTTCTATGTTGACAGGATCGCCTAACAATTCTTTTTGTAAGATATCTCTTGTTGTTACTGTACTAGCACCAGCAGCCCAGGCATTGATTGGTTTAGTAAATCGCTTGCCTGTCCACCACTCAGGGTACTTTCCTGTTAGGTGACACGCTGTAATCCTGGCTCCTGTGTAAGTTTTGCCTACCCTATTGCCCGCCATGGCCAGACATTGGTTATTTTCTTTTGTTGCATTTGCAAGTATTTCTTGCCAGCCATACGGACTCCACTGAGAGATAGCGTTAAATCTTTTTCTATCTTCTCTTTCCTGCATTAAGGTTAAGAGTTTTTCTTTTTCAACCTTGTTTAAGCTGTTTGACATTATCAGATGACTCAATTAGTTCGGATAGTTGTTCATCAAGTTCTGCATCAGACAGATCAGATACTGTCTGTTTAAGGTTAACTTCTTTAGGTTTATCGTGACCTGTTCTGTGCAGAATATCTTGCGCGGCTTTTAAGCGTATTTCTGGTCTTATCTCTGGATTGACCATAATGTCTTCGATGATTTTAGTAGCTAACGAGGCAACTTGATTTTCTTCAACCAAATCATCTCTACGCTCTCGTATAATAGATTTTAAATCTTTATACAGCCTGTACGCATTACCTTTATCTGGAGAATATCCAGCAAGCTTAAAAGCATCCATAACAGTCATTTTTGTTGGATCTGGGCCTTCGTGATAACCTTTAGCCATTAAATCAACAAATTTTTCCTGCTGTGCTGTTAGCTTTCGTTTTCTTTTAATCAAAAAACACCGCCACGCTTTCACCTGTAGCAGACTTGTTTACTCTAAAAGTAGATCCGCCACCTCTTGAAGTAACAACGCCAACAGAATCACCGTTATTGCAAATTGTTCCTACCTTGACGTATGAGCCACCGTTAGTCTCTTTGATTTGCAGCTCAAGAGATTCGCCTGCACTTAAAGGTGGAACCGTAAAAAAAACTTTTGCAGCACCAGTAGCTAAAACAAAATCTACTCCTGTAGCTGCCGCTGTTCCTGTCATAGCAGGGTTTCCGCCTGCGGTTGTTGTATATGCTGTACTCATTATTACCTCGTTAGTTAGTAATTACGTTGTTTGAAATTATGTTGCTAATTATTATGTGATCAATCATTCTTTACTTGTAACTGTTTTTATTTACGTTATAAGTTATTCCATTTTCTGTAATAGATTCATCTTTAGTCAAAGGGCCAATTAAAGTTTTAGTTTTTCCTTTTTTTTCTTCCATGTAAGAATCTATAGAAGATTCTGCTACTGGGTTAAAAATTAAACTATCATATACTGGATTTAAAGTGACATTAATTGCGTTAAGAAAGTTGTCGTCATGTAAAAAATTTCTGCTGCTAGATAAGTCTTTGCCAAAAATTGCAAAGTCCATTTTAAAAACATTATCATTCACCATGCCAGCAAATAAGTAGATCATATAGCCGTCTTTGTAAACAGCCCCTCTTTGATCCATTCTTTTAACACGCTTTCTGTGTTTTTCTTTAGCTTCTTCTTGAGTAAAATTACTGTATTGGTCTGACATCTTTTCCCAAGAATCATTAAACAGTCTGGTAAATTCTTCATCAGTGTAGTCTGGGTTTAAAGTACAAGTAAACATTAGTCGCTCCTTAGTTGTACTGTTATGCTGTCACCAGTATCAAAGAAAGTCTCACTCCACTCACTACCTGTTTTAGAATATTGAATAGTTGATATACAATTAGTGTTGTCTGTTACTATGCTTGGGCTAGTAAAACCACTTCTTTGTATAGTGAAATCGGTGCTGTCAGTGTTATTAATAATCTTTAAACTCTTAAACCAGTTACTATCGTTAAATGTAGGTGAAGCAGTAGCACCAAGTATGTGGACACGCATATCAACTCTGTCAGTTGAGGAGTTACTATCAAATTCATAGAAAGCAAAAGCTAAACCGCTTACATAGGTTGTACTAGCAAGTTGAACTGTTGTTCCATCTGCAAGATCAAAGGTAGTTCCTGATGTTGAACCAAAGTTAATAAACTGTCCTTTAGAATAACCTCTAAAGTTGTCTTTACCGCCTGCACTAGTTGAAGCTACAGCAATAGTAAACTCACTGATTACTGGATCTTCAGCAGATGGTACTTCTCCCCCTACTGTGTTGTGCGATATAATTCCATTGCCTAAAACATTATCAGTTACTACCTTTCCAATCATTAACTTTTACCGCTAAGTAGTTCAATTATGTGTTTTTGGTTAGCTTTGATCTCTTCCATCATTTCAGATGCGTGTTCTGAGTCTAGTTTAATTAAAGCTACGTCTAATTTTAATTCAGTTAAATAT